GCCGCCGACGCCTGGGACAGCGACGGCAGCGCCGGGTCCAGCCATGTCGGCTGTAGTCGCCGAGACGCATCCGAAGGCTCCGACAGGCCGTCGCGCACCATGAGCGCCAGCTGCGCTACACGCCGCCACCCAGCGCCGAACGTTCGGGTGGCCTTCTGGGCGGCGACCACGAGGGGCCGTTCCAGAATCCCGAGCGCCCCCTCAGAGGATGGGTTGTCCTGCTTGAAGCCGAGCAGCTCGGGCGGGATGCTCACTTCTGCGGCGAGCATCGCGGACAGCTGCCGCAGCTGCTCCAGATGGGGTTGCTGCGAAGCAGCCTGGAACTGCCCGACCTCGATCTTCGCGTCGGGATCATCGGGCGGGGGAACCGCCCAGATACGCCCAATGATCGATTCCCACTGCGACTTCAACTCACCCGTGTCGTCGGTGAAAACGTCTCGGGTGGCGTTGAGCAGATAGCGCTGCGGGGAGCTGAAGAATTCGGCGGCGATCTCACTGCGGGCCCAGGTGCGCATTGCAGCATCGGTCAGGGCCATCACCGACGGGGTGATCCGCGACCTGCCGAACGGGTGCTCGTCGTCGGGGGCGTGGCGGAGGGGCACGACCGGCACGCCCTGGAAGGCGGTGATCACCCGCGCCACGACCTGCCATCCCTGCCCGTCCTCGACGCACTGGATGGTCTGCCCCGGCAGGTACAGGTTCGCCGCGACCGGGCGGTGGTAGGCGTCCACGTCGATGATCGACATGGCAGCCCCGATCGCGTGGTGGGAGTGATCCCACACCGCGGTCGCGTGTGTCGCTGGGCGGAGCGACACGTTGACGGTGCCGTCGTCGCGGCGGGTGACTGCGGCCAGGTGGCAGCCGTAGGCGGTCGCACCGAGGTGCGCCATTTCCGCCCCCACCAACAGATCGTTGGTGTCGGCGATCTCGTCCATGCCTTGGGTGTCGCCGTCGGGGGAGGCCCAGCCGGTCAGGACGCACCGGTCCGCCAGGGCCTCGACCGCGATACGCGGCCACCCCAATACGACGTTGAGGCCTTCGAGTTCGGTGGGAATCGCGATCCCCAAAGACTTCAAAGCGTTTTTGCCGTTGTAGTAGCCGCGCCTTACGGCGTTGCGGCCTTGGGCGAGGTTGTAGCGGCGCCACAGATACGTCCAGATTGCCTCTTCGTCGGCGGTGAGACCTGTCACCATACGGCGCCTCCTCTCCGCCTCTCGCCCAGCCTCAGGGCTGTCTTCTTGACCTTGGTTGATAGGACGCCCCAGTGGGCCAGGGTGGCGGCCACGATCGGGGTGATGTCCGACTGCTCGGTGCGGCGATTCCACGCCCACCGATCGCCGATGCTGCGTTTGCGGCCCTCGTTCAGAGCGCGGGTCAGCTGCGGCTGCGCGATATGTCGCAGCTCGCCGTTCATGCAAGCGTCTTGCAGGTCGGCGCATGCCGTGGTCATGTCCTCAGCGGTGGTGACCACGACCCGAATCTTCGCGGCCCGCAGCTGACGGGCCAGTGACGCAGCCGGACCCTTACCGTCGACCACGACCGCTGAGATCGGATTCCGGGCGCACCGCTCGGTGACCCAGTCGACGATCCAGCCGGTGCCCTCACGGGACTGCGCTAGCTCGACGTGCACCAGTTCGTCGTCCCGCCACCCGGCGAACGCCGCGGCGGCCTGCTGACGGTTCGGCGACACGTCGATCGCCAGCACAAACTTCTCGACCGGCTTCGAGTTTTGGTCAGCGCACCGCTCCCACACGTCTGGGGGGATCACCGCTGGCGTGGACTGGTCATCCCAGATACCCAGCACCTCACGCCGGAAGTGGGCCTCAGACAGGGAGCGGCGGAGCTTGTTGATTGCCCGCAGCGGGGTGCGATGCGGGTAGGACGGGTTCGCGCGTCGCAGCTGCTGCTTGTCGTCGGTGTCGCAGTCAGGATCCGCCGACAGCTCAACCCACGCCTCGAGCTCCAGCGGACGCCCAGTCTTCAACGCCTCCAGAGCCGCGTTACGGCGGCCCGTGAACACGTCCCCGTTGTCTTGCGGCCTGGGTGGGGTGCCCATGAACAGACTCAGGGCGTCCTTCGCGACGTTCTGCGTCGGCAGGATGTCCGACAAAGCCGCCTCGGAGAGAATCTGGGCTTCGTCGAACACCGCGACCGACACGTTCGCGACGCCCCGCAGAGCACCGTTCTCGCGAGCCTTCATGACGATCCGACTGCCGTTGCGGAACTCAATCGAGCGCTGCTCAGCCGACCCGCGGACCCGGGATATGTGCCGGGCAACCTTGTCACACTGCGCCAGCGCACGAAGCGACTGGAACGTCTCCAGCATCACCGTCGAGTGATGCGCCGTCCACACCGCCGTCACCCCCGCCGTGACGATGCAGTAGGCAAAAACCAGCGCACCAATCGCATAGGTCTTGCCGGCCTGCCTCGGCACCGACAGCCCGAGGGAATCGATCGCCAAGGCGCGGTCAGCGGTACGAGCCCAGATGATCCGCGCTAGGTCCTCCTGCCACGGATCCAGCCCGAGCCCGAGGGCGCGGGCGACAGCGATTATCCGCGGACCCGACGTGTGAGTGATGCCTGCCGGCAGGACACACAGCCGCGCCTTAGGCAGCAGGCCACGGCTCGTCGGGGGTGGCTGCCGCCGCATCGACCTCGTCACCCTCTTCCTCGACCTCGAGCGCGGCAAGTTCCCGCTTGATTTCCAGCAACCTGCGAGACAGGGACGCGAGGTCGCGGGCCGGCACACCGTCATCGATGGCCTTGGCGATGGTGTCCCGCAGCGACTCCAAGAGTTCGCGTTCGGTGGCACGGGCGGCAGCAGCTATGGACACGACCAACCCCCTTCCCGTTCCTGTGGATAACCCCGGTCGGATGACCGGCCCTGAGCCGGGGCCTGTGGAAAAACCTGAGAGAGAATCGCGCCTACCGCCTGAGCCGCGGTGTGGCGGGGGGTGGGGGGTCTCCCCTCCCCCTTGGCGGTGGGTTACTGGAGCACTCCGGAGGTTCGGAGGATGCCGGACACGGGTTTGTTCGATTTTTCTCGGTTGCAGCGGTGGTGGGCCGGCTGTTTGTTCGATAACGTATCGGGGCCGCCCCTGTCAATGGGGATGATGTGGTCGACGACGTAGCAGTCGGGGTCGGGCCATTTGAGGGTGTAGTCGATGGGGTGGCCGCAGATGGCGCATGGCGGCTTGCTGGCGGCGATGGTGGCGCGGTGGCGGTCGCGTCGGGTGGTGTTGCGGCCTGCCACTGCGCCTCCTCGGTGGTGGTTGTCCTCGGCTGTGGGGACAGTGGTTCCCGTGTTTTGCAATATAGCACAGCTGTTCGTTGGAATCGGACATCTGTGCGTTGGCTAGTTCGGTGGTGACTCGTCGGGCACGGCGGGCTGTCTTTGGATCGTGGCGAGTGCTGCGGTGACTGCGGTGGCGATGCCGCGTTGAACATCGGGGTGGGTGAAGTCGATGGGGTCGCGGGGGCGGTAGAGGTGTGTGGCCTCTTGGTGGAAGGTGATGGTGAGGGGGAGTGTGAGGGTGGCGGTAGTCGTTACCTTGCTGTAGTCGATGTCTGAGTTGCTCCAGCTGCGGACGGGGGGCGTGGAGACAGTGTGACCTGGGATGGGGCGCCGGGCGTCTACGGTGATGACGAGGCCGGCGGGGAGAGTGGTGCTCATGCTGTCTCCTGCTGTAGGTGGAGGTAGATGTCGTAGGGGCGGTACAGGGCTGGGCGTTGTCCGGGGTTGATGGGCTGCACTGGGCAGCCGAGCCGGTACAGCCACCAGGGTTCCAGTCGCAGTAGCCGGGCTGCTGTCATGGCTGTGACTGGTGGGTGTTGCTGGAGTAGCTGTTCTGCCTGGGTGATGGCTGCCGGGTTGGGGGTGGGGTCGCGCCATGGGCAGGCGGTGTGGGCGAGGGTGGCAAGTTGGGTGAGGTGGGGGATGTGGTCGATGATGGGGGGCCAGCG